TCATCTCCATCAACTACAATATATTTATGTTTAATACGGCGGGTTAAGTGGGACAACATAGCACGATTTATACAACAGTTACCAAGTGAGGTATTTGCTACTCCTGAGGTGCGGGTTCCTGTGATTGTATAATCAATCCTCTCCCGATTACCACCTCCAAACGAGCAATTAGATTTCAACTGGTGGACCAATAAGTTCTTTAACCACCAATCACCAGGGTAATAACTCTGGTAATACTTATGCTCTGCCTCTAACCATGTTGTATGAATACGTGAATCAAACCTACTATGATCCAGTAGAATAGCTATAGGATCATCAAATTGATTCCACTTTTGATATAAAACTGAAGCTTTGCTACGTTGATTCAATGATTTGGTAGACATTTCAATATTGTGCAATAGTATATCTTCTATTGGATATAAGTAGCGTTGCAACTCTAAGTTGTACTCCGGACTATTACCCTGAATCGCTCGTGGTGCTTTATAACCATCATCTTCATTGTATGACATTCTTTCGTTCTTCACAAATGATTTGATGTTATAATACTTACTCAACATACCATGCCTATTTAGGTTCATCATGGCATTAACATACCTACGTTTCTTATTCAGTGGCTTCCTGGCAACAACCTGTTCTCGAGCTAATGGGGTCAGTTGAACAGGTGGGAATGCTTTATATAACTCTTCAAAACATTCCGCTACTAAAGCTTTATCATCATTCGCACGGTTCTCATTATTCAACCCGTGCCTATTACACATTGACATAACTTCATTGAATGGACATCTACTATACGTTATAACTGGTTTTGCTATAGGGATATTTACTCTAATTATTTTTGCATTACTTTGACAAATATGGGGTTCTAAAGCTACCTCACAAAATTCATCACTAAGTTTTAAATGATCATCGCTCAGACATGCTAAGTCAAGTTTAGCGTTATCATACAGGCATGTCGCTGTACAACGCTCTATTTTAAATGTGTTGATCCGGGCAAGTCGACCTTGGCACCGCCAACAAATGGCAGGTCACTACGACGCATATGGTCTATCCATTTTGAGACTACACCAACATGCTTTGGCTTCATCGTCCCAGTGGATATGCCATATATCCTACGCAATCGATCCATAACATTATCATCTGTTGCCCAATCCTCAAACTTGGTGATAATCTTAGCATGCTCATCAATGATACCATCAATTATCTTCAACATATCATCTACATTAATAGCGACTTTATCCTTCTTGGCACGCCGGCGAATATGATCCCTAAGGACTCGCAAACCAAGAATATTCAT